AAAGTCCCAACAACTGCGACAACCAATTGGTCTTTCATTGTTTAAAAGAGCTCTGCGTAGTTCTCTAGTGGCTGTGCTATTCCAAATTTCCTGTAGAGTTTCTTTTCTATAATCACCTATCCTATCAGGATAACGCCAACAGGCACTGACTTTGCCTTCCTGCTTGATATTTTGATGTATGAAAGGCATTATACAAAATGTCTTGTTCTGATCAAACATCTCTGAATATGTCCTTCATTTCAGGAAAGGTATTATAAAAGTCTGTGCCTCTCTGCTGATCTAATAATTCAAGATATTCTTTGGTTTCAGGTAACCTCATAGACCAATCTTCACTCTTGGCAAATCTTACCATGCCTCTCAGTCTGCTTATGCCATAGTCTGCACTGAGCCACTTCTCTTGAGTTACCTTGCCTTGATACCAGCTAGGTACACCCAGATGCCAATTTGCTGTCCACCATGGAATAAATTCCTCATATTTGGCTTCGATCTCATCTTTGAACCATGCAGGTAGAACCTTGACATTTAGATGTGGAGGATGATAGACAAAGTGATAGTTGATGCCACCTGCACCAAAAGGCCACATGTTGACTTTTCTGAATCCGTGCTCCAGTTTCCATTTCAAGAATTCAGGAATGTAATAGATATTAAGAGCCTGAACTGCACAGGCAATGGTAACTTCTACATTGTCGGTGGTTTCTTCATCTAATTGACGAAATGCTTCCAGATTGCGGCTCCATTGGCTAGGATATCGAATATAGTCATTACGTGCTCCTACTGCGTCTACACTGTAGTGAAAACGTACCAGTTTAAAATGACTCCATAGCTCGAAGAGATCTTCACGCCATTCAACACCGTTACTGTTATAGCGTATTTCCATGTCCTTGGCATAGCCTTGACGTATACATTCTTCTAGTATGTCATAGTGTTCTTCAATGATTAAGGGCTCACCACCGGCAAAGTAGAGCTGCTTCATGTTAGGCACTTGTTCCCATAACTGTTCCCAAAATTTTGGATTATTCTTATGCCAATTATAGCTGGCTCCGTTAATCTGCCCTTTGTTATCCCACTGCATGGTTTCTTTAAGACTGACGTTTTTAAAATTAGGATATAATTTCTGCCATTCTGGAATCCATAAACTGCTGTCATGCGGACTGCACATTACACAGGCCAGATTACACTTGGTACCAAAACGCATGTCAATATAAGTGACCTGTGGTGGCACACTGCCATCTTCTGCTGTATTAGCTATGAGTTGATCTAGATCAACACGTTCACTCCAATATCTAGTTTCCCATTGACGCTTGCTTTGGTGTCCAGCACGTTCCTCTTTATAGCATTTAGTACAACTGGGAGGTTCTTCCCCGTTGAGCATTTGCAATCTTACATTTTTCATATATTGATTGTTCCAGCTGGTCAAAAAGTCAGTGACGTTTAAGTTAGCTGGCTTGCCATCTTCCTGTTTAAGAACTCCAATTTCTCCGCCATGGCTCTTATCGTTAGTAGGACCCACACTGCTGGCATTGGCAGTACAGCATACACGCATATGACCGTTGGGTCTAGTACTTAGATGCACCCAAGGTAGTATGCAAAATGTTTCACTAGGTAATTTTTTGCTCATTGATTAATCACTTCTATTTTAAATTTTCCAACTGGCAGCTCTGTTATAGTTGATTTGCTACATATTTCTGTACATCTAGATACTCTATCTTTAGAATCTGTACCATGACATTGACTATTCCAACTGTCTACTAGATCTTCTTGGTAGAATTTATGATTGATAATATCTGCTATAGACTTTAGATTAGCATTATTCCAATCAGGATCGTTGTATGTATTTAACAGTCTATCCGTGATAAAATTTACCTTGGTAGTGTCAGTGACTAAAAATCCATTATGTATAAAACAACAGGGCCATATACGCCCATCATGACCGACAAAATACATCTTCTGTTCCAGAGTATTGCACAGTATAGGCTCATGAACCCTAGGTTCAATTTCTCTAAGATAATTTTCTAGACTTCCGGGGCCTGGCTTTATTTTGTTATCTAATAATTTTTTCTTTTTGATATTGTCCAGTCCGATCTTAGTAACAAGACTGCGATCATGTCTCTGCTGAAACATCACAAAACCCATTTGCCTACTAAGAGCACGAGCTTGGTCAGCTTGATGCTGATTCCAAGGAAATATCAAATACTGCCACATAGCTCGTCCTTGTTCACTGATAAATGCACGAGCATTGGCCATTATTTTTTTCCAATCACTGCCCTGTCTATAGATATGATTAGTATCTTCCATTCCGTCTATGCTGAAATGCACCAGATGTTCTTGATGTTTTTTTAGTACTGTGGCTAGCTTTTTAAAGTATGTTTCATTACGCAGACTGGCATTGGTGTGAATTACTATGTAATACTGTTTGACTTCCAAGGCCATTTCTAACATTGTTAGAAAATCTGGATGTGTTAAGGGATCGTCGATGGTACCGCAAAATTCTAGCTTGTTCACAGTGGCAAACTCTGGAGCACTGATAATTTTTAAAAAAGTTTCTTTGCTGAGTAGTTCATTTTTATTGATAAAACTTTTAGCTGTATTGAATGTAGATAGATCTGTTCTCACACAGCCTAGACAGAGTAGGTTGCAGTTCGAGCTAAGTTCGAACTGAATCGCAGCAGGATCATTAAGATATTCCATGTTCTAGTTAAACTGTTCCTTAAAAGCGTCAAATTTAGTGCCGCAGGTCTTGGCACACATTGCACTTTTACCTTCAGCACAGCTAGATTTATTCCAGCTGTCGGGAAGAACACGCTGAAAGAAATCACCTTCAATAATTTCTTCCACTGTGTATTTTTTAGCATCTAATTTATCTAGGCCAACTTGATCAATGAATCGCCAAATCTGAGCACCTTTATTCTTGTAGTACCAAAGATACATCTGTCCTGCTGTCCAGCAACAAGGCTGTAGGATTCCTTCTGCTGTGACATAGACATTTTTTTCTTTGGCAACTTTACAGTCGATGACTGCGTCATCCCAAATGCGTTCTACTGGCTTTTTCTTGTCAGGATCTGTGCTAAATTTCTGCATACCTTGTACTTGATCTAGATTTTCTATCTTGACAATATTATCTACTGTGATTTTATTCTCGTCATCTTTTTTAGTTATTTCTTTAAGTTTGTCCAGGACTGAGTTACGATATTTAGGATTAGTAGGAGCCTGTAATAGAGTAGTCAGTCCTTTACGATTCTGTGCTTGATGCGACTCTTTGGTAGCAGCTTGATTATTACTGAAAAAACGTGCAGACTTTTTATATTGAAAGCGTTCAAAGCCCATGTCTTTGCTGAGCTGCTCGGCTTCATCAACCTGATGTTCATTGTGTGCAAATACTATATAGTCCCATCGTGCTCTACCGCCCGCTGCTATGAAAGCCCGAACATTCTCCATGATCTTAGTCCATACTGTGCCTTGTCTATAGAAATGATTGGTATCTTCAAGGCCGTCTAGACCAAATATTACATAGCCGTTGCCATTAATAATTTCTGCAAGTTCTGCCCACCATTCAGGTTTTTTCATACCACCATTAGTGTGCATACTGAGATTAATATCAGCATTGTGCTTTCTAAAATAACGAAATGCTTCTAGCGTATCTTTGGCACTGCCTGGATCTCCATAATTACCACAGAGGTAGATTCGTTTAAGTTGTCTTAGAAAGCTAGGAGTAAAAATTGTCTTAATGTCGTCAATATCAAGTTCTCTGTTTTTTAAATGAGGATTAACTTCTCCCCCATTTAGGTTACGTGAACACATGGGGCAACTGGCATTACATACTTCAGTCATCTCCAAGTGAACTGTTTCTATCTCATGATAATGATACACTATTTTTCTCCATAGATCATAAACCGTGTGTATTTGGTCAATCTAGTTTCACCTCTATAGAATATATTAGTCATTTTGTATTTTTGTAAAAACTCTGCTATATCTTCAGCATAATTAACATGATCATCTTCTACAGGACTGCTATTACTTTGAATTAGTACTCTTGTACCTGGTCTTAGTCTATGAAACCATTCGTCGGTCATATGTTCTGCGCTGGTATTTATGATTAGGCTGGGTTCCAAGATTTTATCACGGAACATGATGTTTCCGTCGGTGTCTATACATTTGTTAATGTCTTTGTTTAAGACCAAGGCCTCGGGATTGATGATCTTTATCAACTCATTGTGCTTTTTGTCAGGATCTATAGAAAATAATTTACTGTAATTAATATCTTTGAGATAGAGGCTATGATGTGTTAGCCAGCCGCCTATTAGAAGAATATGATTAAAGTTTAGATCATATTTGTACAATACTTCAGCCAACCATATTTTACTTTGAACTTGGCTTTTTCCGAATATCACACTCAAGATATTCTCATAGCCCAATTCTAACATTGCATTTAACTTCTCAATGAGATCATCTTTAGGCCAAATTGATCGCATAGTATTCATTATGTCTACAGTAGACACAGTATTTTTAGCACAGACTGTGGTATAAAAAGTCAAGCGATTTTCTCTAGATTTTTCAGGATACTTTTCATAGTCATCTACCATTAGTAATTTTAGACTCCATGGCTTGCTGTCCTGACCACTGTAGCATAGATTAATAATATTTCTAATGAATTTTTTCTTTTCCACATCGTTGACAAAATGAAAGTACTTTTCTATACCAAACAACCATGTAATATCGTTACTCATTATCTAATCCTAACCATTCCTTAAATTCTTTTTCAATCCAGTCAAAGTCATTGACCACTGAATAATCCGCATTATCTTTGGCTGCATAGGCTACTCCGGCTCTTGCACCTTGTAGACTAAAATATCCAAATCTAGCTTCAATACCTGCTTCACACCACATGGACAATCTTTCGTGACTTTCTTGGTCATTATTATTTTTATTAAGTCCTGCACTGAGTTTGACTGCTTCTCTAAATGCTGTACGCCATGTACTAAAAGGTGTATAATTAAATCTATGTTCGCTGGCAAGAACATTGACCTTAATATAAGCATCTGCAAGTGTAGTAGTCATGTCTGGTCGATCAAGTCTATCTAAACTAAAACAGTCACGACTAAAAAGTTTTATGCCTCCATGACCATATACCAAGCCATTAACAGGATTCTTAGCTCTGAATACTGCTACGCTTTTCGGCTTGAGGTCTACCTGCTGATTAAAACGAAAATTATCTAATATCCAGCAGTCGCCATCAACCACATAGAATCTATCCTCTTGACAGTGATCAGCAATGGCCTTATGACTTTGAAATATAGTGCCTATAGATTCAAATGCCACAGCCCATTGGGCAACTTGACTGCATCTATACCAATTGTCTTGAGCATTTAATTCATCTTTATATAAAAAATATACAGGTATCATGATGGTAAACTAAATCCGTATAAAGGTAAAGCACTTTGATTAAGCAGTGCTGGCCAGCCAATTCCTTTATTGGGACTGAAATGCACATGTTTAAACCAAATACTCTGTTCTGCATCAAACTCAGCTAGAGGTAGACCCAGCTGTCTTTTTAGATCAGTCATTAGTTTGTGACTATGACTTTCTAGATACTCTCCATGATTTAATACCTGTAGTTGTTCCTGCCACATCGAGTCAAACCAATCATAGTCAGCAATCTTAATATGATCAAAATTTTCAATATAGAGTAAATAGGCAGCTAGACGTGCTCCATAGATTACCCAATTACCATTTTCTACATCGCGGCCAATGGTCATCCAGATTAGCCAACGTGCAAAATTCGCCGGGTACATACGGTTTTTAAAATCTTCAGGCAGTAGTTTAGAGCCTTGATCAAGGCCCATCTTGATGCCTTCTCGGAATCCGGCTCTAAAAGCCTGCTTGGCACTGGCATTATTGACTATGGTTCCATAGGTATTGTTCATCAGTTTATAATTTTTAGCATCCCAACAAAAATCTATATTATTTTTTGAATCACCGGAATCTGCTGCTTCGTGGCTACGCATACTGACCACATGTGGAGAATACCACAATTTGACGCTGCCATTGCCATAGACTAGACCATTGACAAGATTTCTACTGCTCCAACTTAGAGTAGCTTCCTCGATCTCATCTGTCAGTTCAATGGCTCTATACCATATCTTTTTATCAATCTTACAGTCTCCATCTACTGTAAAAAATCTCTGGCTATCAGCTACACTAGCTGCCTGTTTGTGTGCAGCATCAAATCCCTTAACACCATGAACTCGATGCACCAGTGCTGGATTAGGATGATTGGCCAATAAGAACTCATAGTTTTCGTCTGCATTAGGCTCATCATAACTGATGAAAACTACAGGAAATTTTTTCAGTTCTATTATATTAGCCTGCGTAGAATTTGTTGAACTCATTTTTTGTCCATTCTAAATCATTAATCTGTCTAAGTTTATCATGATCCCTGGCATGCGCTAGAGCATACGACTTGCCGTAATTAGCACCATCTATAGCGTAGGATCCATAGAGTCTATCTAATCCCTGAGTACACCAAACGGTCAATCTATCTTGTGATTCTTTATAGTAGCGGTCAATCAAGTCTTGATCATAGTTTAGCTTGTGTTTAATTGTTTGATCATCTAGATTCATTACCAATTTAACTGCTTCCCTAAAGGCGCTTCGCCATGTATTAAACTCATCATAATTAAATGCTGTTATATTACTTATTTCTTCAAACGCTTTTATAGGGAGACCAAACCCCGTGGTAAAATCAATAGCATTGGCTGTTCTTTGAAGTAGACCTTGTTTAGGTAAAATTTTGACACCCCCATGACCGTAGACTAGATCATTTATGGGATTAATGCTGTTCCAGATGCAGATCATTTCAGATTGCGGAATACCCCACCAGGTTCTATACTTACTAGGAGTAAATGCAAAATTAAAACTGTCTAAAATGTGTGCATCAGAATCGACTACATAAAAGTTATTGGTCAAGCTGCGACTGGCACAGGCCTGATGTGCTTCTACAAAACCCTTAACACCATTGACTCGTCGAGCGTGAGGAGCCTTGGCTAACAACAGTTTATAGTTTGCATCAGCATAAGGCTCATTATAACTTAGAAAAAATACATCTAGCATTTGATCAATGAATCTAATTCCGGAAATGTCTGCCGCCAATCTGTTTTTCTCTGCTGATCCAGTATGCTGTTAAGTTCTATAAATTTCTCTAGGCCTGATTCTTGATATTCTTCGCTGTCATAGTATTCAAACAGTTTTTCAAACACACTGGTATCAACATAGGTGGGTAGAAATTTCAGTTTGGCATGTGATTGTTTTAATAGTTCTACTATGTTCTTTCTCATGATCCTAGGCCAAATTGTAGTCCTCATCATGGCAGGATTATCTAAAAATATAGGATACCATCTTATAGGTCTAGTCTTCGATAGACCGTCTAGATAATGCCAAATTCTATCAATTGATCTAAGATTATAGGCATTGACCACTGTGTAAAAAACCAAATTAACATTGTCAAGTTTTGCTATAGTCTCTACATTGGAACTAAATTCTTTCCAATCTAGTGGATAGCGTATGTAATGTGCCTGATCCTCTGTTCCATCAATACTGATCTGTATTTCGTTGTTGGGGAACTGAGTCAGTAGGTCGATTAGTTCGCTGTCTGCTGTAGTACCATTGGTGGTAAAACTGACCAAACAATTGGTATTCTTAGTGTCAATCAGATTTCTTAGCAGTGTTCTATTTTCTTTTATCATAGTAGGCTCGCCGCCTGTGATATAGACTCTTTTCAGACCGGCAGCCACAGTTTGAATATTATTTTTGTAAACATCAGTTTTAAACCAATGGTTAATAGCAGCGGGAATCTGTCGCTCAACTGACCATATAGTTTGATACTGATGCTTGGCAGGCAGGTTATCTAAGATTGCAAGTTTTTCCTGATTGACACGACTGGAACTATAACCCCAGCAGGAGTTGCAGGCTAGATTACAGGTATTACCTAATCTAAGTTCCAAGCTGGCCAACTGCTTGACTGGTACACGACCATTGGTCAAAAACTGATCAATATTATCTGCTATTGTTTTATTGTTTTCGTAGATAGAGTTTGATGTAGTTCTACTGCTACTACCGGATAATTCTTCATGTCTATAACAGTCTTTACACTCTTTCACTGGTTTACCAGTCAGCATGTTCTGTCGCACAGTCTGCATATGATCACTGTTCCATATACTGTCTATACTGTCATGACCTAGATTATAGTCCGAGCCGTTGTCTTTTTTGATATGGTCGTTTTCTCTTATATTACAGCAGAGCTTGACACTGCCGTCAGTATTACTGTTCAGATTAAAGAATGGATAGATACAGAATGTATCAGAAAGATTTGAATATTTGTTAACCATCGGTCTCGCAGGTTTCTAAGAAATGTTTAAGTTCGGGAAAGACTGAGACAAAATCTGTACCGCGTCGACGATCATATTCTCTAAACCATGCGGCAAAATCTCTATAACCTTCTCTCAGTCGTTGCTCACTGTAGTGAGTTGTCTCCATGTACTTGACCACACGATAGAACTTTTCGTATTCTAGCTCGCTGAACTTATATCTATCAGTATCGTCTAGATTCTGCTTGATAAAATCTAGGTGCTGATACATATAAGGCATGAATTCTTCTTTGGGAAGAATATTCATATCATACTGTAAAGGTTCTTTTAGATAGGGAGTATCAAATCTGACTCGTTGCCATTTGTTTTGATTGTCATGATTATAACGCTTTCTCCATTCTAAAATTTTAACCAATAGTTTAGAAAAATTTGGCACTGTGAGAAGATTAAAGGTAATCATAAATGTTATAGGCAGATTAGTCTTGGTTAGATATGTGTCAAAATTTCTTTCCCATATTTCAAGATCCAGGCCTGTTCTAATATATTCTGCCTGTGGCCCCCAAGTATCCATGCTGGTGAATATTTTAAAGTCCTTGATCTTCTTATCGGCGATTAGATTATTAACCTTGTCAGTGAGTCTGTCCAAGAGTATAGGTTTTATGCCAAAGTTACTGTTGATATTCAGTTCTAGGTTGGGTAAAGGATTCTTGTCAAGATCATCTAGCAGCCTCCATGTACTCTGCTGTAGCAATGGTTCTCCGCCCGTTATACGCAGTATGGTCAAGGTCTTACTTACTTCAGGCCACCATTGCCACCATGCATCCACATAAGGATTTGATTCTTCTTCATAGATTTTAAAATAGTCAATATCACATCTATGATTATTGACCATGGTATACGGACCGTGTTTTTCTATTTCCTTATAGTAACTGCTGCTGGCCTTGGGATAACAGTAGCCACATTTGAAATTACACTCATTACCAAAGCTGATTTCAATGTACTGCGGATTAATGTTTTGATCCCAGGGACCGTTTTTGATCTGTTCGAATCGATCAGCAGTGTAAATTGTGCTGTTTCTTTCTTTTCTATCTGATATGAGATCATCGCCAAGAGCTTCGATATTCCAGCAGTATTGACAACCCAAGGGCTTTTCTCCTTTAAGCATGGCAGCACGTTGTGTCTTTTTTTCCCAAGTATTATGCAATGCACTTGGATTGTTTTTGATTTCTTCTAAGGGTATGCGATGAGGAGGTGGGTGATAGCAGCTATGTGTTTCTCCAGTCTGTAGATAAATCGTGACATGATGCCATTTAGCCATACAAAACGTCGGACTGATTTCATTCATGATAGGAATGAACTGCTGTATTCTTGCTTTATCCTGCATAAAATAATTTCCTAGTTTATGGTATTGTCTACGTGATCTTCACGAACCATGGCTCCTAGTCTTGGAGGATTAATAAAACTTTCTTTGAAAAATCTGCTACCATGTGAATCTAATTCAGCTATTTCTAAGCCCAGTATGCTTCTTAATTCCTCGCCCAGCATGTGTATTTCACTCAGTAATTTTTCATGACTGTAGGCCCATCCTGTGCTGTTACATCTAGCTGAATCTCCTTCAAATTTGGGCTGCACCTTTTCACGCCAGAATTGATCATGCCAATCAAAATCTTTAACGGTTTTAAAATCATATTTGTCTCTGGCACAATTAGCTAGAAAAGCTCCTAGCCTTGTACCAAACATTGCCCATAGACCGTTTTCTACATCAGCTCCTACACTGGCCCAAACCAACATACGTTTGTAATTTCTATCATAGACACGCTGTTTAAGATATCTAGGATCTACTACTATACCCTTGTCCAAGAGTAATTTAACACCTTCCCTAAATCCTGCACGATAGGCCTGATAGGCGCTGGCATTGTTATGCACATCACTATAAATATTGTTCATTTGAAAATAGTGTATGTCCCAGCAGAAATCAACCTGTGATTTGTCATCCTCGGCGGCCTCGTGTGTACGCATCTGCTCTACTACGTGTTTTGGCCACATTTTAACACCGCCGTTGCCATAAACCAGACCGTTGACTAGATTCTTTGCTGCCCAGCTGATAGTGTCATGTTTGCCTATTTTACTCATGTCAACTGATATGGTAAAAAATTCATCACGTACGATATTATCAGCATCAATGGTGATAAATCTATCTGTTTCTGATTGTGCTGCTGCTGCCTTATGCGCTGCGTCAAAACCTTTGACACCATGCACACGCTTGGCCCATGGTGCTTTTTCTAAGAGATCTGCATAGTTGCGATCAGCATTAGGTTCATCATAGCTTAAAAACACAATGTCAAAATTTGTAATAGGAATTATCATGTACGTTCTCTATATGTATATGGGCAAGATCTGTTATGACCTTAACTGGTTTATTAGTTTTCAAATCATATGAAAACATATTATAATTATCTAGTATTCCTGAATTAAAATTCACAACGTCAATAATTTCACTGGGATCAAATGCATTATAGATATAGAATACTATACGATCCTTATGAATGAACAAGTGATCATGTCGATTCAAGACACTCTGAAAGACCAATTGATTATTCGTCTGCTTGTACAGTATAGCAGGTTTATAGTCAATGTCAAGTACTTGAGGTTCATATGCTTGATCACTAACTGATATATTTAGATCATGATCATAGTGTATAAATTCGAAACGATTAAAGTTTTCAGCACTGTCGGGTAGCCATTGGCAATTAAAACTAAGCTCATGAACGTCCACCAGCTTTCTAATATTCAAACTTAGCTTGTCGTAGAGTCTTGCTCGTTCGTTGCCATCTATACAGAATATTTCTAGGTATTGAGGCAATCGTGATATCTGAGTTTCAGTAGTTAATTCATTGGTGTAGTCTTTCTTGAAATTTTCCCAGATAAAGTTAGCACGTATCTTTTTGGTGATGACATCACAGTCAAGATGTATGTATTGAGACTGATTCTTGTAGCCAAACACATAGTCAAATTCGCCTTTTCTAGTGTATCGATCCCTGATCAGCTGCCGTGTCTTGGTTTTATAGTCGTATTTGATACGTAGATTGCTAAGACTTAGTTTATTATTAAAAAGTCTATCAATAAGATCATTGCTTTGAGCTTGAATAATGCCAAACCTTGGATCATCATGATTTTCATCTTGCGGGCTAATACCTACGACATTGTAGGTCAGCTTGTCATAGTGAACATAATAGGTGGTATCAGCCTGCTCTCGCTGTCGAAGAATGGTCTTTTGTATGTCAAATTCGCCATCTTCATCTAGAATTAACTCAGGTTCTTCATTCATTGATACTTGTTATTTAGATTGGTTATAACGTTGTCGTTGAGCCAATCAGGCCTATGATAGTTGACTAAGCCGCTTTGAATAAAATTTTCAACCTTAAATTCTCCGGTTTCATTAACCCAATATCCAAGAAATTCACTCCAAGGTCTTGTATTCCAATTAAGGCTGTTAGGACGATTTTCCTGTTTGGTAAGATCTATACACTTGACAAAGTCGAACTTATTTATTTTATAACTAGATATAGTGTAAAGAAAACTCATCATCCATTCAGGCCAAACATATTTAGGAAAGTTTGGCACGCTTTTTTGGTTCTTAAAGTAACGAATGAATTCCGCTTGATCATAGTGAGTGCCAAAAAGAAGTCCCAAACCTAGAATACTTTCAGCTCCACGACCCCGGTTGTAAAATACAGCATTCAGTATTGATGTATCCGAAAAAGTTCTTTTTTCAATGGCTCCGTGATAGTAACAGTCTGGATCAATGACTGTGTTATTAAAATTAAATCTATTCTTAGGTAATACTACCGCACTCATTCCTAGCAAATTTTCCCATGTAGCCGGATTAAAATGTGTTAGTATCTGATTAGGAGACAGAACTATACTGGCATTATATGGACTTTCTAGGCAGGACTTAAAATAAAGCGGTGTTTCGTAATAATTTTCCAAGAGTATACGTTTATCAAAGCCGTGCCATAGATCTGAACCTAGATACTCTGTAGTTACTACAGATATAGGTCTATCATGATCATGATATCGAATAGTCTTAGCCAAGAGGTTAACCTGCTTGAGTGTGTCATAATTGGCCTGTGTTATCAAGTATCCCTCACTCATAGGCCAGTCTCTTAAAGTCGTAGTAGTGTCTTAGTATGGCTAGCTTATTCATAATATGAACGTTTTCATTTTTGATTCGACTACAGATATTTTTCCATAATTCACTGGGATCCGGACAGACCATGATATAATCATTGAGGTCTTTAACCTGAGCGATGTCATCAATCTGTTCGCTAAATCGCATGACTTTGCCAGGTAGTTCAGTGATAATATTACCCTGCATGTGTCCGTTTAGAATATGGGCTGCAATGCTGACCGCATAGTCTGTTCTATAAAGTACACCAGGAAATTTATATAACCACTTGTAATAGTTGTAGTTATTTTTTACATGTTCCCATATGCCAAAAAATAACTGAGCTAATTCACTGTCACTGCGCCAGTAGACCACAGTACTCCACCACATGTCAATACCATCAGGATTTAATTTCTGTTCCCATATCCTGGGCTTGTAGTTACGAACACTGATTGCATTTTTATACATAGCTACTTCATAATCTGTATCAAATATAGCATCAAGAGTATTGTTGCCAATCAGATAATCTACATCCATCATGATGGTTTGATTATAAGGAGTTCTTTCAAAGATACTGTGTTTGTTTTTATTATTAAATTGAGTGGTAAATTCATGCCATGGACTGTCCCTGTGTGCTCTGGTATTCTGCTCGTGTTGCACATCTTCTACAATGATTTTGTCAAAAGTTTCGGCTGCTAGGTCAACAGGAATTTCACGCTCAAGAGCTGTCAATGTAGGATAGTCTGTCAGTAAGGTGACATGATTGGTCTGCATGTACTTTTTTACAGTTCTTGCAGTGAGAATAGCTAGTTTTTCATAGGCTATTTTTTCATTATTATAGGCAATTAACAGTATGCCTTTTTCAAAATTTTTCATTACTGGTCTTGAACAATTTCTTCTTTAAAATCTACTAAATTTTTGGTGTCACGATGGCGTTTTAATTTTTCTGCTTCGCTGTAGTATTCATTCAGTGCTTCGGTATAGGCACTCAGTAATTTAGCATGAAAATCTGGTAAATTGTTGACCATCACAGGATTTTCATTATCGTCTAAAAACACATAGCGATCTACTTCCAAATCAACTAATTGTTTAACAAAGACTATCAGGTCTATTCTAGCTGTAAATAGTGCGTTTGAATAGCCGATGGTCAGCATGGTACTCATTCGCTGTTTTAGATTAAGTTTTTGATTGTTTAGTGTAAGTCTGTAATTACTAAAGTCTAAGGCAGCTTTTAGCTTGTCATCCATTCAGAACTCCGATTATATTAGCATATAATCTATTTATGATTGACAAATAGTAATTAAGTAGAAGATGAACCAGAATATACAGGTGCGGCAATAGAAAATGATGCAGAATTATTGGTCTTAGATGTGGCTTTTCTGCTTTCTACATAAAGTGAGTGTGTTCCAGATGTTGTGGCTGGATTAGTTGACGTTAATCTAACTGTTAGTATGACTCGTACAGGGCCGATTACATAGGTAGGACCAGTGCTTATTACTCGGCCAAATACTTTGATATTTCTTGTGGATACACAGCCATAACCATAGCCTCCATATCCATATCCACCATAACCATAGCCTCCATATCCATAGCCACCATAACCATAGCCATATCCGCCACAATTCCCATATCCATATCCATATCCATATCCATATCCACCGTACCCATAACCACCGTACCCATAACCACCGTATCCATATCCTGAATCATGATTAGCTGTGAGCAGTAACTGATCTGTAGCTGTAAGGTCTCGAAATCCTTTGCCTTCACTTATAATATTTGCACTGGTAGATGTAGTATTGGTTAATGATACACTGACCGTCCCTAATTTTTGGTAGACAGGGTCCCATTGACTGTCAACACTGGTTCCGCCAGTTCTTAAAAGATTCAGTCTTATTGACCCAGCACTGTTAAAAAAGTATCTCGCACGATCATAATCTGCGAATTGTAGGTTGACTGTATAGTTCAGTAGACTACCAAATCCTCCTGTTCGGGCTATATTACCTAGAACAGATATAGCTGTTTGGCCAGCAGCGGCAATATTCTTCTTATTATTTACATCTGTGGCCACTGTTTGAATATCTTGCCAAATATTTGCTGTGACTTTTTGTCCTACAATAACACGGTCAAGATTATATATGCTTCCTACATGATCTGCACTGAGATTTAATCTATCAACAACTTCATTAACTAGAGTTGCTGTGATTTTTTTACCTGCATAGGCAAAAGTGGCTGCATCATTGCCCCAACCAAATTGTTGATTGGCCTTGGCAGTGGCGTTGGCAGGTGGACTACTATCTGGATAGTTATCTGCAAAAACTTTATTAGTGGCATTGACTAACTCGTTATAGTCAGCCGCCGTTATCTTCTTACCAACACCAATTGTCATTATTTTGCACCTACAGCGATTTCAACTGCGCCAATATCATCATATGTCTTAGATCTAATAGCTCGACCAATTACTGCAAAACTATCACAATGATCAGCTACCATGCCAATACCCGGAATTTCGCTTGCAACAATTCTTTGCCCTTGGCGAACTGTGCCTTTGACTAGACAAGGCACACGACCTTTAAGAGCTACAGGATAGGCATGTTCACTGTATTTTTCTTTGGCGTTTAGTAAAAATCCTGGTGCTGTACTTATTACTCCAAAAATTTCATTATCGAATTGATGAGAAGTCTTAGTAATTTCTGCTTGCCCGCCTAGTTTAACTAGATGCCCTGGAACAAGTTCTATGTCACTGCGATAAATTTCTGCCATGTCAGCAAATTCTGCTTCCATACTTCTGCCGCGTATTTTGTAATTTCCAGATTCGCCGTCGTTATCTGTACCGCTCATGTTTAGGTTAATACCTTGTCCTATTGTAGGGAATATGGTCTGTAGACCAGTATCCAAATGTGGAGTATAAGTAGATGTGTCACTGCTGACTATGGCTACAATAATATTATTAACCTTGATCTTCATTGCAGGGTGCAGTATACTATTAGTATCTTTGATAAAGGTTGTGTCAAAACCTGTGCTGGGCCCACCTATGATGTTTAGACCACCCAGGGGATACCAACCACCAATGGTGTAGACATAGAGCACACTCTCGCTGCTTTTCCACCACAATTGACCAATCACTGGATTGCTAGGAGCTGCTGGATTACTAAAATGTTCCAGCATTTGTACCAGATTCTCGGCCATTATTTCACCGTAACCTGAATAATTTTTACCTACAAGTCTGATTGGACTGGTTGTATCAATGGTCCTATCAGCTACTATAGTTAGTCGTGTACCATCTGTTTTTGTAACGTCATATGCCATCTGCGAATTCCTTTATCGTATATTTAGCAAATTTCTACAACCTAATTCTTAAAGTATAAACTATTTGAATCACTCTTCCAGCATTTTTTGTCACCGGCTCAAACACTATATGACTAAGCAAATAGCCTGTATTCGGGCCACTTTGACCACGATTTTTAAGCCCTATTTCATTGAAAATAATTTCTCCTGCTACTGCACTGCCCACATCAGGCTGATTTTCTTCCAGAGTACAGGTTATGATTAAGTCTGTATAAGGCAAACCTTCCGAATGCTGCACACTGACATTATTTCTAGTAGCGTCATCATTATAAACCATGTCAATCTCATCTACAACTTTATAATAGATTGGATTATACAGTTCTGCTACAGTGCCTAACTCTAGATTTTCTGTGACATCTTTATAGGTAATACTGCCTGTTTCATCAATCACAGTTCCACCATTACCCATGTGCAGTTCATAGATATAGTTAGAATTATTACCCTGCAACATGTTAGCAATTGCAATGCTCATGGTTTCTGAGTTGACTGCATTGGCACCTTCAAATAATATAGTATTGTTGGTTAGGTCATAGATCTTAACATAACCATCAATTGTCAATTTACATTCTTTTAACATTTGTTTTCCTTATACTATATTTACTTGAATTTATGTAATATCTCTAATTCTCAAGCCCTCACTTACTGTGATGGTAGTTTCTTCCATGCTGTTCTTGTTGACTGTGCCTCCACGAATTTTATCCCTGTAGGATTTTACGCTAGAATAAAAATTTGTCAACACTGTAATTTCATCTCGAGTCAGAGACTGTACATTTTCTAGATTATTGCCAATTAGATTAACAGGCTCGATAGTACTAGATTTGGCCAACCAATCTACATTGATTTGTTCAGACAGTACATATCTAAACATGGCACAGATCAATAGGCTGTAGTATTTTAAATAGGATCCTGTGAAAATTTCATAGCGCAGACAGTCAACTATGCCATTGAACACTGTATTAAAATCGTAGTCATAGGGCACTCTGTTACTGTCCCAAATAGTTGCATCCCACCCAGTAATATTACTATAGAGTATGTCACTGAACTGAATAGTTCCGTTCTTTCTAAACATTATACTGAAACTGCCATCACTGTTTCGACGATATATAGTATAGGTTTCTAAGCCAGTGAATACCTTGATATAGTTGTTGGCTTTTAGAACAAGATTATTTAGATCTACTATAGAATTAATGACAAAGTCAATCTCTTTAGTACTGTCAAATTCTTCATTGCTATAGTCGGCATAATACCAAAATGCTGTAACGTCAATGGTCTGATCGGCCACTGTGTATAGAGTATTGTTTAGTCTAGTTTCTCCCCAATTTGGCAAACTAACTACGTCGACATTTAGCATGATTTCGTTTAGTTTTTTCACAAAGGTTCTTCTAGCTTCCAGTATATCCGAGAACCAACTCTGTATATAGGGCCTAATCTGATTGCCATTACGATTGTATCTGTGTAGGTTGATAAGATCAGGCACTTGTTTTTCTACATAGAAGTAGAGTTTTTGAAGGTCTTCGTTGTCCCATGGTCGTCTATCCCAGAAATAACCATCCCATGTTCCCAGCAAGGATCCATTTATTTCAAACACATCAGTTAATAGTTGCCATTTAGTTGGATCAAATTCTCCTGCTTGGCTAGGTATGACCATTTTACAGATATAAAATTTATCGTCGTACTTGACAATATCGCTTTGATTATAGCCGGAATATTTTCTATAATTATCAAAAACTGCAATTATCTTATAGAAAACGTGAGCACTTATGCTGTCTCTGAATCTAACATGAACCCATTCAGGTATAGTTTCCACAGTGTTATTTTCACTGATGAAAGTCCATTGCTGATGTTTTTCTTCTCCCTTGATCTTTTTCTTGATCTGTACAACTGTGCTAGAATTATTAAGGTAAGTGTCGATGCCACGAACAATAATGCTTCGTGGACTGATAGGAGCCCACCATGCCAGTCCAGCTGCACTGGGATTCAACACTGTTCTTGCCAATTGATCCACAGTATAAACACGTTTAGCCTTGCTTTCTTGCGGAATGTTTCTCTTATTTTTAACCCAGAAATAGTAGGTAATAAATGTGTTACCATTATTATAGTCAATTTCTTCTACCCAGTGATAGTTGTCTGATCCTAGGCTACGATCAACATAGGCGTCACCAGTTACCAATACACCATCAATTTCAAAACGATTTTCGACTAGTTTACCCCATTGGCTTGGATGCACTGGGCTGCGAGTCCATTCGTAAATTTCTGCAGGAAGGTTATCTATGGTTGTACCCCAATATGTCATCTTGTTATAGTCATCACCACTTTCATAGTCATTAAATTTTAGGTTGCTAGTATCCCACCAACGACGGCCTACAAATTCTTCATACCATGCTAGACTACCATAAACACTCTTATAATCGTCGGTGGTTCTGTTATACTTGGCAGGATCAACACGGTCAATAACGTCGATGTCATCTCTGAATGCCTTGTGTATGAACAGTTTACGTGGATCAAATACTTCTAGTTTAGCTAGAGTCTTGTTGGCAACATAGTCATAGACAATCAGATGTTCAATATCACTAGGATCAACAGCTGATGATTTTTCCTTGACAAGATTCTTAACTATGGTATCCCCGGGCTGAGTTCCACCACCTCCGCCACCATCATTTCCACCACCTCCGCCACCATCATTTCCACCACCTCCGCCTCCACCCCCGCCACCAGAGCCTTGAGGAAATGTTTTTACTGTGTAGACTTGAAAGTTTCCGCAACCATTATTTGAGCCATCATCTACAATGGCCACAGGCAGCTTGGCGTTATAGCCGCTGGGTGTTTCTGGCGGACTTATTGCAGTTTCATTTAGTGCATTAGTGAATGGTACAAATTTACGACGCCAAGCATAGCCATAATTATCTGCATTAGCACCAGTTACTAGACTTAGATCTGATTGATTCTTAAATCTAGTTGGCTTTAAAGGAAATACCTTACCAGTGGTAATTTTTCCTGTTACCTTGGCATCAATATAGAATTGTGTGGGAGATCCGGGCTCTAGTTCGGAAATACGCCATACTCCGTTAGCACTGGTAGTTTCACTGGCACAGTTTACTATGACTACATAGTCACCAGCTTGACAGTTATGATCTTTGTTCAGTGTAATTCGTGCCTTGCTGGTATCTGTTGGACCCGGACAGCTTTCTGTAATAGCTAGGTTTCGATCCACAGTCTGAAGGACCTGCCAGGTTCCTTGCCAAACTCCAGGTACACAGTTAGCACTGCCAGTACCACTTATATCAGGATTGGGTATAGAATAGTTAGCACAGTGAAAACTAGGCAACCACGGTTCGTCAATTTTGGCAAACTTGTCTGCATTATTGGCCCAACTATTTGGGCTCACTGTGGTTGTGGCATAGTATAAGAATCCATTATATCTTACCTGATCATATTTTTTATAACTCTGTTCGGGGTTATAGTGTTCAATCAGCCAAAGATCAACAAATTTGTCATAATTATCAGACAGATCTTCGAGTTTTTCTACAGAAAAATTTACATCACCTATAATTATAGGACCACTAGATTCTAGTTCAGTATAAGGTACTTCGTAGCCACTAAAGGACAAGGTCTTATTATAAGGTCTATGAACCCAGGTCTTGCTGTCATCTTTGATGTAGACAGTTTTTCTATCTTCAGTTGGTTCATCAGGGTGTACAAATTTGATCAGCTGTGTAGATTCTGTTATCTGTTCGCTCCCCAGTTCGAACTCATAGTATTCAATATTTTTAACATTGCCCAGTTCGCCAGTTCGAACCATGTATTCTTCATAGGGCGTGGTCGTTGATCCGTCTTTATGTGTCAATGGATTTAGGCTGTTAAATACCTGACTGGTACCTTTATTGTAGGTTATGGCATTTTTAAATAATACTTCATTGTCTTCTTCTAGGAATAGCTGTCTGAGTTCTTCGTTCCTGGTTAGGCCAAATTGACTGCGGCTGGCTTCTAGTATTGTAGGATCCAGCACTACGTTTTCTACATCTAGCAGATTCTTCCCTACTTCAGCCATGGAATCGTAGTTAGGCAGAATGCCATCACCACTGAACATGTAGCCCGGTATATGATATTTGCCATTCCAGGCTTGACTGCGTTTGCCCCCTACTACAAAACTTCGCTTGGTTGTGCTCTGTTCAGGCAAAAAGTAGATGTCATCAAACACGCTGGTATTTTCAAGATGTATTACAGATTCATAGTCGACAAAGGTCATCTTGATTCCATAGACACTGTTTTCAGGATTTTTAGCCTTAATAACAATGTTATCATCTCCCCTGTAGACTAAAAGATCTTTGGCAAATATAGGTCTGCCCAGTCTGTCGATACATTGGCCTGGATTATCATTAGTGCCTTCAAGATTTTCTAACTGTCCCTGTGTACCTTCAATCTTGATATAGTTGTGCGAAGGATTTAGATCTATATAATTTCCTGGAGCTAAAATATCATTGCTCCAAAATATAAACTGTTTGGCACTGAGTTGCCAATTTAAGAGATCGTCGATTTCTACTTCCTCATAGACAAATCCCAGACTTTCTAGATATTTTCCGTAGCCAATGATGAAGTCATAGATTTCCTGTCTGTTAGTAAATGTCTGTCCATAGCTGACTAGATCAATGGTATTAGTGTAATAGAGTTTTTCATTGAATACTGCATTGCCAATTTCTTTGCCCACAGTTGGACTATTTTCCTTAGGTAGGAAGTAGGGGAAATAGCCGAATTCATTAGTAAATCCATTTATACTGTATTCGTCGCCGTCCCAGATAATTCTCATACCACTGTAAAAAATTTCTTGATGTGGATAGTGCTTGACTGCACGTACACTGTAGTTTTCTTCAGGCACAAATAACAGTTGACGTTGACTGTTTATACTTGTACTTTCTATTCTAATATTGTCCTTGTTGCTGAAACCGTTGAGTAAGAATTCTTTATGTACTTGTAGATTATTAAATTTTTCAATGATTTCAGTTTCAAAGTTTTTATTATGTAACACTGCAAATTCAACCATGAGACTTTCTATACCACCAGTATAAACTGTTTCAGTATCTACATAGATTCTATTACTTTCGTTTTCTATAATGCCTTCTCTCCACCATCCAGTTGAACGTCTACTGACTAATGGTCGATTATTGTCATAGCTCTGTGCTACTAACCATGACGGTATTAGGCCATTTTCGTTGGGATCATTATAGACTGTGCCTGGAATCCAATCTGATTCAATAAAAACTACATCTTCCTCGTAGGCTGGTATTAGTTTTCTATGATAGTCATGTGCAATATTTCCTCGTTGCCAAAACTTATCAGTCCTATCAACTTTTTGACGCCATTCATTGATAATGGTCTGGCCTGGCACCCACAGTAGACTCACAAACTGTGCAGGTGCCAGTAGATAATTTTGTTTGACCTGACTGGCCAAGCCATAGTGTGTGTTTAAGAAAACAAACTCATAAGGGCCAATTTGACCAGGACTCCAATTAACCAGTGCATCGCCAGAACTTAAAGTAGTAAGCCACTCTAACTCGTTGGGAGGAACGAGAGCACCAGTTAAACTAACAGGAAAACTTTCAGGGTCAGCAAGATTTGACAGTCTTGCCAACTCAGGTCTTATGTCTATAAAAGGAGGTTCGCCAATGTTACCCACTCTTAGCGCACGCTCTAGAGCAGCTCTTTTAGCAGGAACAGTCCAACTATAAAAACCATCCCACCAAATTGGCTTGACAGTATAGCCCAGCATTTCCCATGGATGTGTATGAGGTCTGTCTGTGCCGTAGATATACTTGTAGATTGCTCGCCATGATCCAGTTACAGTGGTATCATCGTCTCCAGATCCGTTTTGATAGATGTAGGTAAAACCGTTGCCATAAAAATAGTCACTGTTGTCTGTGACAAAGATATTGTTTTCCAGCTGCCATTTTCTATACTCGTTGGCTATGGCAGATCTTGATCTTGCCCATGATTCCAGTACTCTATTGAAATAGCTTGGTTGATTCTGCACCAATTCATGAATATTATTTTTCTCCACATCACGAGCAATGCTGCTCCACACTGCTTTTTCATATTCGTAGAGATACTGATCAACTAGATTAACAGGATAACTATTAATATCAACGCCTTCCTCCATGTAATGGCGTGTGCCGTCATGTCTGACTAAGAACCATTTGTCTGGATTATAGGATGTGTCCCTGTAAATCTCCGGCATATACAAAGGACTAAGGCCTATTTTGGTCAAGCTGGCTGGAATTTGACTGTTATATTCTTTGTACCATTGTTTTATGGTCACTGTCTTGCCGTAATTATGTGCGGCAAATGCTATGATAGTGTATTCACTTGGGGGATCAATGATATCAATTCTACCGTCTCTAAAGAAACCATTGTATGCTCCAGGTATAGTAGGAATCTCATTGATAGATACCAAGCCACTCTCCGACAGTCCGATACCGTCGGCTAATTCTTCTGATGCTACTAGGCCTGGTTGATAGTAAGGTTCTAGCTCAGAACTATTTAGAAAATAATCATAGTCTTTCATGGCAATTTTGCCATCAATGATCACATGTAAGATTCTTTCTTTGCCTGTCCTATAGCTGATAGGTTCAAGGTCGCCAGAGAGATAGACTCTGTCCTTAGTGGCTGTAACGTCATGACTGATTTCTCTATAATCAGCTTCAATTGATCCCCATCCCATCATGTTACTGTGCAGCCAAAATGCAGTTTCATTGGCAGTGCTGCGATAAATCTTGCTGATAGCAATGTTTAATATTTCCCATGAATCATACTTATTGTATTCAGTGGTGTCAATGGTATTAGACAATTCTAGTTTTAGCTTGTTTAGAAATATATCGTAGTGTTTGCCCTGCTTTAGAATTATTTCAGTAAAGTCGAATGGCATATTAGTAGCTAGAACTGCTAGTTTACTAAGAGGGTCATTGTGTTTTAAGAAAGTTCCGCCGCCAAAAGAACTAGAATTTGATAGATTCTCAGGATCAACATATTCTCTAGTATTGATACCATTGGCCTTGATATTACTGGAATGCTGATATAGACTGTAGTAATTTACTGTACCAAGTTTTTCATTAAGAGGATTTACTGTCAGTGACAATGGAGCTGTTCTAGATTCAGGAAATGCTACTAGACTAGACACAAGAATCTTGTCCCCAGTGTTGACCTTTTCTGTCAATAACGGACCGTTAATAATGGTGTCATAATACGCATCTATAGTTTCTTTTTCTACAGTGTAATCATAATTATAGTAGAGAGGATTGGTATAATCTTTAGTATAAACACTGGTGATAAAGGCCCAACTAGACGATGATCTAATCAGAGCAGTCTTGAAGGTATTTCCGTATCTCCAGTAGAGCTTAAGATCTGGATCTAGAAGATAGTTTGTCTGTTCTACTCCACCAATCGTTATGGTCCTGTTGAGATTTAATTCTATTACACCATTTTTGATACCATTGTTAAAAATATGTGTACTTGGTATGGCCTGCGGAGAGGATATATTGTCGACGATGGCTGATGTATAGAGAGTAAATGTTAATGGCAAATCATGACAGTGTATATAGACTCTATTTCCCGAAACCAATGGTAGTAGCTGTTCAAAGAAATTGATGCCGCGGCGACTGCTGAATCTTAATAGACCATACTCTTCAACTTCCACATAGAATTTAATTTTTTCTTCGGTATCATAATAGACATGTATTCTATAATAACTAGCAGCAGTGGGAACAACATCTGCCGACCATGAATCATTGTCTAGATCAACTACTAGGTCCTGAACCTGCCTTGTATAATCAATGCCACGACGTGGTTGATAGAAGGGAATTATTTTGTCATCGTTACGGTATCCATAAGGACCAGTAATTACAATCTGTTGATTAGTTATACTGTTATAGTAATAAAATTCGCTGTCAACATCTGTGGAAAATTTAATCTGGTTAGGACTGACTGCACTAGAATTATTTTCATCTATTAGATCGAAATCAATGCTGCTGACTTCAATGTATTTTTCTAGTACAGTGTCAAACACAGTACCTTCTTTGTAGCCCAGTATTACTCCGCCGTCAAAGTTTGTATCGTTTAAGTTACTGATATCTGTGCTGTCGCTTAGAAAAAATTCGTACTTAGGAGATTGATTTTTTTCTGTTTTGTTCTGAGCAAAACGCCATTTACCTTTTTTGAAGATTACCTGATAGTGTAGATATTGATTGGCCGTAGTTATTAGACAGCCATCATATTCAATACTGTCAACAACCTGACTAAATGTAACTTCGCCAGTGACACTGTCAACATTGGCACGATAAAGTCCATTAGTTTCTTCAAATACAACTCGGTCCTGATCTTTCAATAGATAACCTGTGCTGTCAATTATTGATATTCTGTTTTGATAGTCTGTTACTTTGCCAGCGAAGATAGATGTAATATCACTGATTATTCTGTCAGGCCAATTGGCCAACTTGACGTTTCTAAAGAAATTAATAATGGGACGCAGGGCTTTATTTTCAATTGACACTATTTGACTTATGTTGATACCTAGAAAGTTAGCCACTGAACGAATAGTACTGATATGGTACCAATGGTCCAGAGCCTGCCAATGATTAGCATTTCCGTCAACCAAATATCGATCCTGAATCACATACTCCGGGCCGCCTGTTGTTAGTCTGCTGCCATCCCAGTTTTCACTGTCCCATTTAATCGCAGGATAATCGATGTAGGCATCGTCCTTGTCCCATGGTCGTTTTTTGTATATTGCCTTGGGAACTCTATCAGGATTAGTTGGCACTGGCAGTAGTGTTATAGCTCTTTCTACACCAGCAACCAGATACAGCTTGGGATTCTCGATGTCAATGGTTCGATATTCTGGATCTATATAGCCGGTAAAAAACACAGTCATACCTGATTTTAGATCTAGTACCTTACCTGTTAGGTCATCCAAAATCTTTGCAAATGGCCTTCCTATCAGTTGTTGGCTGATTGAAAATTTATTTCCGCCTCCGATTTTTTGATTAAAGTGTAGTCTACAGGGAGGTAGGTCATGCTCTAGCCAGTAGTACAAATGATAATCAGTCAGCTTGAGATGATTAATGGGCAGATCGAGAATGTTGATATTTTTGTCTAGTACAATTCCATCTTTTAGTTCAAAGTTTTTTACTCGAAAATAATTTTCTATGTCTAAGTAGCTGGATTTACCTAGATAATTTTCGTTGCTGTCTTTTAAGACCAGCATGTTATTGGTCTGACTTTCTCGGCGAACTTGATCTGATTCTAGTCTAAAAAATTCTTCTTGTTTATTACTGGCTGATCTAAGACCAAATGTTTCTTTAAAAGGAACCAACTGTCCTTTGCTGGTCATAGCATCCAAACTGCCGTCTAACATCTTCTTGTTAGGATCAGTAATAAAGACACTGGGCAGCAGTTCGTGGTTTTTTACTTTCTTAGGCGTTGCCTGCCCGGGTTTTCTAACTTGTTCGCTCATCGACCAATCCTGATGTTGGTATCAGTAATTTCATTAATCACTATAATATCATTTACGTTGGCCACACTGGTTACAACTTCATTCCTGTCTGGCTGTATTTGGAATAAGGTTCCAAACCTTCCATCTGTGCTGATAGGCACTATGACCACACTGCTAAGATCTGCCTTTAGGGCAGTGTGAACATAGGCTGCTAGTTCTGTGAAATAAAATATTTCACCAAAACCAAAGTTACCAGGTGTAAAAAATTTATCTATAGCAGCAATAACCTTGCTCTTGATTTCACTGTCAGTCAGTCTACTTCGCGGATTTTTTACAACCTTAAACTGTGCCTGAAATTCTAGATCAGCCAGCTTGCCAAATAAAGGTTTGAATTTAACTGGATGAAATATTACTTCATCAGTCATCATTTTATAACTGGTCAATCCTGTAAACGCTGTGCGTAGTTCTTCGCTGGTAGGAGGCAAGGGCTGATTAAATGCAGCATCATTGCGACGTTTCCATGCTACATAGTCGTCATTATAACTTTTGTTTAGTACATAAACATCAATCACATTGGTCAAGCTGGGATTCAGTGTTTGATCAATGGGCACATTATGTTCCCATTTGAAAGCTAGATTCATAGTTCCTGGAAGATCTTCAGAAGATGTACTGGTCTGAGGAATCATATAAGAAAATTCACCTTCATTGTATTCGATCAATTTGACATAGTCATTGGCCACAATATTGATAAAGTGTAAGGGATCATCGGGAAGAAAATCGTTGTCTAGGTCCAAGGGCGTCACACGAACCTTGCTGTTGTCTGTGTAACCGTCGTCGTAGACATAATAACCTGTGATGGTATAGGTCATGCGTGTTTCTAGTTTTCGATTAGCTGCTAGTCCAAGCACATTTATTTTATCATAACTGATTGATTTGAAACTGGGATTAAAACTAGGTGCAAAATTAATATTATAGAACCTTAGTAGTTCTTCACTGCCAAAAATATAATTCAACTGTCTAGTTGTAATAGTCCATCCATTATTATCTTTAATTGCTGCTAGTAACCATGCGGCTTCATCGAAAGGAAATTCAAATGGAGCATCAATATAGACATCGGTGCTGATAACAGTCCATTTAGCATTTATGTTATCGTAGCGTAGAGCAAAATTTTCTTCTGCTTCTAGCTTACCCAAGATAATGTCTCTAGTAAGCTCGTCGAATGTTCTGGGAAAAGGAGGTATAATAGTTCTTATGGTATCTGTAGTAACAATACTCTTACTAAGCTCAACAGTGCCTCTTCCATTGGCCAATCTTCCTGTATAATTGTAGTCACCATCTTCAATGCCCAATCCGTCTCCTTTGATATCTTTAACAGTTACCCAGGTATTGACTCCGTCAGCATTGCGAAACTTGACCAGACTGCCGGGTCTAATCTGTCTTAGATAGCCAGCTGTAGTATAGCCTAATTTTTGAGGTACTGTGCTGGCATTGCTTTCAGAGATATAACCATTGCTGGTATTTAGGTCATTATAGACATTTCTCCAACGAAAATCTGGCAGCTTCCAAACTTGAGCATTCACACTGTGGTTCTGTGCCACAGTTCCGTCTACTGCTCTTGTTATACCAATAAATTTATAACTGGATCCACTGATTAGTAGTCCTGTATAGGTAAAACGTTCGTTATTGATTTCTAACAATCCGCCATTGACATCAAAATTATCGTAGGGGTCGTTGGTGTTAATACTGTTAACTTCAATTACTGTGATTACTTGACTGCTGGTGATAGCTGTTTTTAATCTTGTATAGTAAATGGTTTTTCCTAGTTCTATACAGTCAAAATTTCTCAAGGCCTGTTCTCCAGTTAGTCCAGTAAGATTAATCTTGCCATAGTAGAAATTAAGGAGACCTAGATCGCTGAGCTGACTTTCAATATACTCATCCAACAGGTCTACTGTACGTCTTGTAGGATTGTCAGCTACATATAGATTCTTTGCTGACTCTTCTTTGTAGAGATAGCCATCATCGGCGAATTCTACAAGAGGTCTACTCTTGCCAGTTGGATCCTTGAGATCCACATAACGACTATGTCCGCTGAATGTACGATTCTCAGCTTTCATTACTAGTACATCACTGTTCAATGTTGGCAAAAATCCGTTGTAGTCATCCGCAGTGACCATGCGATTTTTACTGTAAAAAGCTTCGGGTGCATTTATTTTAATTTCGTCAATGGTTTCTGCGGGTAGACCAGATACCATGTTATCCTGTAGTTCCAGTGTTAGACTCAGGGTGTTTTGCTGATTATCTGGATTGGTATAGGGTATATCAATGGTGATACCTGTGATATCCCCAGCCTTGACTCTAATGAATCTATTTTCAGCGGTACGGTACCAAACTCTAATATTACCAGCTGGTGTGTTAGTAAATGTACCATCACCGAACTTGATGCTGGTTACGTCGTTACCACTATAGATTACTTCGTAGACATCTTTGTTAGCACCACCGTACTCGTTGAGCACGATATTATTAAAATCTAGATTACCCACTCTGTCCCATGATTTAATCACAGCACCGTCTTGATCTACGGTTTGAACAAAAAAATCTTCTTCACTTACGTTACTGGTAGCTGGTATATCAATGATTACATTGCTGATTGGATTTAGTATTTGCTCTACAAAACTGCTGATATAGCCCTGTCTGGCCATAAAGAAAAAGCCTGTTTTACTGCTGCCTACGCCTTTACCGTCATTTCTATACATAACACTAAAACTGTTATTATAGTCTGGTTCTAGCTGTGTTATTAGTCCGTCAGAATCGATGTCAATGGGCACAAGATCAAAATTCATACTGGCACCATCTACTGTGGCATTGACGGGATAGTTTGTGTAGCCCAGTAGGTTATTGAACTCATAGACTTCATAGATATTGGCACTGTCGGTATTGACTACTCGCTTGACTGGAGTACCAAATCTATTATTGTTATTAAAGGCACTGTCCATGATACGAATAAAACGTTCATATTCCAGATCACTGGGATCGCTGCCCCACTGCACTGTCTTGTTAGAAATACTTGATCCTGTGCTGTCAAGAATCTGTTCGCTGGTACTTACACTGACCACTTTCATAAAACCCACCGCAGGACGAACACGCTTAGGTTTGTAGCTGAGCATACGTGCAATTCGCAGTACGCTTTCACGTTTTTCAGCTGTGTCTAATATATTTTCTCTAGCATTTAAGTCCATGCGAAATGCTAGGTTTTGTCCAACATAGGCAACTAGGTCAAGCAGTGCTATAAATTCACTGTTCTGTATGTAGTCATTGAATTCTTCGGCATAATTTATCTGCATGTAGTTGACCATGCTGTCTCTTAGAGTGTCGAAGTCGTAGCTGGTGAATTCGGCATTCTTGAAACTAGAGTAAATTACTGACCAATCTTCAGCACCGTATAAATTTTCTTGGCGTATGGCTTTTGGCATTTTTAATCCTTATAGTCTATTTACTCTGATGTTGCATCCCTGTAGAACACTGCTACTAAATCTGTTAGGGTAGCAGTGGGTACATAATTTAGTAGGATAGCCACAGTGATAGATGATAGATCGATATTTTCTCTAATATCTAACTGCCTTAGTTCCAGTCTCGGGTCTTTGGTTACAATACGCAAGGTATCTTCTTTGACAATGTCAATGGTGTCATTGGTCAAGGGATCAAATAGTACGTCCCATATTATATAACCAAAAGTAGGACTCATTAGACGTTCACCTTTTCTAGTATAAAGTTCGTTTAACAAATCACGTTTGGCCAATTCCATGTCATAGAGCTTAAAATTGCCCCATGACTTTTCTACTGTGCTGTATCCTTTAAAAACTCTCATACTCATATTTATTATGAAATAATATAAGTAGTTAATGGAGAATCATAATGAAAAACAAAAATGACTGGAGGGGCTCTCGACAGCCCGACACAGTGAACATAGTCTGCGAAGCTAATGGCAAGGTCATGCCTGCTGACGTAATCAGCCTCAATGAACGAATGCTGGTAGCTGCTATATCCGGTGTGAAAATTACACTGGTCAGCAAAAAAGAGAATGGTGTCTACGAAGGCCGCATGGGCGGCCTTGATTTAGTCTATGTAAAAAAGGCCTAAGCCACATGCTTTTTTCCGTTGTAGCCTAGATATTCTGCCCATGCAGGATCCCTAAATGTATAGCCTACATGATTAGTTTCGCGATTAGCCTTGACCAGCTGCCAATAATTGGGTTCCTTGGGCTTGGTCAAAGGCTCGATTACCTTGGTCCCTTTGAGCCAATTACAGGTGGCACAGCAGGTTACTAGGTTGCTCCAACTGCTGATTCCACCGTGACTGCGCGGCTTGACATGATCAAGCGTTAGTTCCTTGGCATGAAACTGTTCTCCGCAGTACTGACAGGTATAATTGTCTCGAAGATATACCATCTTACGATTGAATAAGACTTTTTGACGCGGACGAACATAGCGTTTGGTCATGACCACACTAGGCACTCGAATTGTAAGTCTTTGGCTGTGTACAACCCAATCCTCATACTCTTTGACCACATGAACCTTATTCAAGTAGAATAATTTTATAGCATAGGTCCAGTCGATTATACTAGGAGGTAGCATACTGAGAGGAGTACCATCTTGGTTTAATAATAAAGTATCACTCATTTTGTTAATTTTATTTATTAGGTAAAAATTCCATTGACAGTCTAGAAAAACTATTGTATTATCTTAAATACATATTGTCAATCATAACTAGGAGGTATCAAATGGACTTGGAATCAATTGATAACCACATCAAGCATCTATCCAATCAGCATATGCTTTTGGAAAATACGCTGGACAAAATCTATAAACAAAAAAGTTGGAATGAATTCGACGTAGAAAAACTCAAAAAAGAAAAGCTGCGTCTTAAAGATCAACTAGCAGCACTACATCGACGACGACATGATTTTATGAATGCACTAGACGTTGATTGATTGGGATTTTCTGTAAGTTATCAACTTATAGATCCAATTACCCCAGTCCAGTCGATGACCAAAACTGGCATTTGCAGGATCATTATGATGATTCTTATGCCAACCTTCTCCGCCAAATAATAAACCCAGCAGAATATTATTATTAGGACCTTGTTTATTATGGCTAAAACAATTGGTCATACTGCCGCCAAACCACATGAGAAAACCCGGAACGATCATGATACACCAATACCATGCCCACGGCAAAAATATTAGCCCGAGGCTGTGTGCTAGAAATAACACATTAAAATAGTTTTTATGCTGCCACAGATACCATGGATTTCTTAGTAGATCAGGAACAAATTTAACAATATCATTACCGCCACTACTCCACCAATAAGTTTTAATATAGCCGAGATATTTTGGACTATGAGGATCACGCTCGGTGTCACTGAATGTATGATGTTTTCTGTGCGTTCCTGCCCAACCTATGAGACTGCCACTGGCTCCCAGCCACGATAGCAACATCAAGAATTTTGATAGCTTGTCATTGATCTTATTTCTATGAGTGACAATTCTATGATAAAAAACAGTGCCGCATAATCCTACATAAATAATATGTGATATTATCAATGATGGTAAGATTATGTCAGCGGGAATCAAAACTAAGCCTATTAGAAAAGCCGCGTGAATATACAGTTGAGTCGCTAGTAGTAACTGTTTGAAGTCAAAATATTTCAATAACATAGCGTGTATTTATTAAGTAGTAAACAGTTTTTCAATTCAAAAGAATAAATATATTAAGGAACATTGTCCGTGACAATTGTGCAAAGGAGCCGAATATGTACGAAGTTTTATATAATTTAACTAAACCTGGTACTACCAAAGAGCAAGCGTTAGCTGATATGGCTGCTGCTGCCAATGGTACACCACAAAAAGCAAGAATTCAACAGTTTGTTACTGAAGGAAAGATTGTTTCAAGATCAACAAGCGTGGCTGGTGACACTTTTACTAGCAAGCAGGTATGGATCAATCGCGAAGCTCATGATAGTTGGAGTCAAGAAATATACAACAATCCAACACTAATGGCATTTCATACCAATTTACAAAGTATGGGTTATGCTATTACTATTAGTAAAAAAGAAATCTAATTCTTATCCACGCTCACTAGTACGGGCGTGGAATTCTATACCTTGGTGCTTCAGAAGCATAAGTTCTTAATTCCTGCTTGTAAATAAACATCCGTATAATTACATCAAATGGCCAAGTTTGATTTGCCATGATATTTTTCTGCCATTCTAACTCAGGTAGTGTATGCTTTGGAATAATGTTTTCTATGTAGGTGTCGAAATTTTTATTATTTCGCAAATTAGCCCTTAGTGACATTCCCCATGCTCTATCGTATTTAACTGGCACAGCAATAAAAAATGTCCATATTTTTCTTTCAAGACCAAGATCAATCAAATAATCCAGCATGGGACAGAGGAAGTTTCGAAAATTTTCTAATCCATTGGCGTCATAGACACTGATTTGTCCAGGACAAAAAACATTACTTCTGTCCCAATACCAATTCCTGCCTGTGGCCTTAAGTTCCCCGTTTTCAAAAAGGCCATAGACATCAACCCTCTTTCTAACTTCTGGGTTTGTTATTGCTCTTATCAGGTATTGACCAAATTTTTCACCGCCACCTCCATATTCTCCCCACCAATTTTTTATATTGTCAAGATAAGTTGACACTATGGGCATATGATCTGGTGTTAGTTGCACGAATTCCATACGGTTTATTTATGATATTGACACAAAATAAATTCGGCTATATACTAGTATATAGACTAACAATTTGAGTAAATTATGAACAAACCCTGGCAAATTATTCGTGACCTAGAAGTACATAATCTCCGCACTAACAAAGAGCAGATTATTGATGCTAATCGCGACAATGCAGAGTTTTTAGAAGGTTGCAGGCTAGCACTGGACCCTATGATTACGTTTGGACTCAAGCAGATTCCTGAGCGCAGTGGTGCAGATGGTCCAGGAGTGGACTGGAATACCTTTACTCTAGTTATTACGGGTTTCGTGACTAGGCAAGTCACTGGTAATTTGGCTCGAGACATGGTTGCAGAAATGATGTCAAATTGTACCAACAACCAATGGAACAATTGGTATCGTCGCATTCTTATCAAAGATCTACGCTGTGGTGTCAGTGAAAAGACCATAAACAAAGTGATTAAAGGCACTGTGCCTGTGTTTAGTTGCCAGCTGGCACATGATAGTTCAGATCATGAATCTAAACTGTGTGGCAAAAAACTACTAGAAGTAAAACTAGATGGAGTTAGAGTCATCACAGTAGTCTACCCTGAAGGTAGAGTAGATCAGTTTAGCCGCAATGGCAAAGAACTCTTGAACTTCGGTCATCTACGAGATCAGTTCAAGTCAGTGGCTGCTGGCTTGTTAGAACCTTGGGTTTTTGACGGCGAAGTAATGAGCAGCAGTTTTCAGGACCTAATGAAACAGGTACACAGGAAAGATAATGTTAATGCTAAGGACGCTGTTCTGCATCTCTTTGATAGTCTGCCTTTATCTAAATTTGAGTCTGGTGGTTGGGCTAGTGATCAGGCTTTTCGCTCGCATCACCTAAAGGCATGGTACGAGCATAACAAGGCTAAATTGCCCAGTGTAGAGATCTTAGATCATGTGTTGGTGGATTTAGACACTGAGCAAGGACAAGATCTATTTCGAAAAGTAAATAAACAAGCAGTAGAAGGTGGCTATGAAGGCATCATGATTAAGGATCCTAAGGCTCCTTATGAATGCAAGCGTAGCACTAGTTGGCTCAAACTCAAGCCTTTTATTGAAGTAACGCTGGAGATCAAAGATGTCGAAGAAGGCACGGGACGAAATACAAAAAGACTTGGCGCATTTATCTGCGAGGGACGAGATGGAGGCCGAAACATTCGTGTTAATGTTGGTAGTGGGTTTAGTGACAGTAATCGTGATGAGTATTGGCTTAATCGTGATGGACTACTTGGTCTATTGGTAGAAGTTCGTGCAGATGCTATTACGCAAAATCAAGACGGTAGCTATAGTCTACGTTTCCCACGTTTCCTTAGATTCCGTGGCTTTGAAGCAGGCGAAAAACTATAATGTTTAATTTTAAACACCTAGCACAGGTAGAAGAATCATACCTTGAGCATATGAGATTTAACCTATGGGTATCTGGTATGGTCTTTCTCCTAGCAGGTGTCAGTTTTATACATGCCTTTTTACCTTTTTTGTTTGCTAGGTATCCTTACAAATTAAAGAAACATCTTTACGAGAAAAGTCTAAACAGAGAAAAAAGAGTTGTGAAACTTCTTAGAAAAAAATCATTGGAAAAAGAAGATCAATAATTTATAAACCTATTGACAATGTCAGATAAGTTTTGTATAATTGTCTAGCAAAGGAACAATTATGCGAAACTGGCTCAGACAAAAACTAATGAAATTTTTACGAGACGACCAGCCTGTGGCTGAAGGAACGAAAATGGGTTATTTAAGAACCCACCATGGCTTGGATGAAGACGCCAACGACCCCATTAGATTTACCTTGTATAATGCTGTTGGTGGCAAAATTCTAGAAATGAGAACTCATGATAAAAGAACGGATCGCTGGAATACAAGTCTTTATGTTATTGAAAGTAACGAGAACTTTGGAGAAAGCATTGGCCGAATTGTATTCACGGAAATGCTTAAAAAAGGCTAGTGCTGGAATGAACGAGAAAGAAGTTGGAAAAGTTCTAATATCAACACTAAGTGGCCTTCTTCATGATAGAATCTACTGCCACCGCAGTACGGTAAAAGGTTATAGCCATCTTACTGAACATGGCGAGAGAGTAATGAATCAACTTATTCAAACATTGGTGCCTACGTTGATAGAAGCACAGGACAAACAACGTGAAGACTATGCCAAAGAATACATGATGGAGCAGTTAAAGAAATGAAAATTACTACTCGTCAATCTAAGATTCGAACTATTCGACAGGGCGATCCTTTGTTTACTATCATTGACGACCTAACAATTACTAATAGAGCAGGATTTGAAATATCCTGCGGCTGTCCTTACAATTATAGAGACATCATACAAGAATGCGTACAAAAAGGATGGCTAAAACCTGTGGCCTATATGACCGCAGAGGAACAACTTATGGAAACACTAAAACTATGACAAACCCTTTTAAGGATCAAGCAACATTCATGACGGCCTGTGATCAAACTGTGTCTCAGTATAATATATCTCAGTTTGTAATGTATGCAGGTCTTATTGACGAAGAAGTTAAAGAGCTAAAAGAAGCAATCAACAACAATAACAAGGTAGAAACACTGGACGCTCTTGTAGACATCTTGGTTGTAACCATTGGCGCTATACATAGCATGGGTGCTGATGGAGAAGCGGCATGGAATGAAGTCATGCGTACTAATATGGCCAAAATAGATCCTGAGACAGGCAAGGTGCGTAAGCGTGAAGATGGTAAAGTGCTTAAACCCGAAGGATGGCGACCACCTTTTCTCAACAACTTTGTTATCTAATAAGGGAAAGGCCCTGAACGTTTTTTTAGAGCCTGTTCTAAGGGATTGTATTTAGAAACATTGTTAAAGTCAAAACTGGTACCGGGTATGGTCTTTCCGGTCTGTGCTTGATAGACGCTGCTTGCCGCCAACATCTGCTGTGCTGTAGCAGCAGTGCCAGTCTGCTGATTTAGCTTGCCTTTGAGTATTAATTCATTGGTCTTTTCCATACCCTGACTTATTAGAGCATCTGTGTTGACCTGCGGCCCATAATTATTATTAGCAATCATAGCCGCTTCTTTCTGTCTACGTGGACGATCTCTTTCATCAGCAGCAATAAAACTGGCTGCTCTAGCCCATTCACCACTTCTATACATCTGCGTTAGATCAATCTTTTCTCCGCGAACAAAAGCATAACTGGCATCGCCTGTCTGATTGTGAAAGCTGACTAGACCATCAAATACGTTCTGTGGCACGGTTTCAACCTTATTGGCAATCAACATGGCCTTAACTGCTCGCTCACTGGTCGCAATATCTCCTTCAAAAAGACTGTTGGCTTTTTCAGGACTAATTCCTTTGGAAAATACACTGGCTACGTCATTAGAATTAAAGTTTTGCTGCGGTAACGCTCCTGCTACTTGACTACTACCCGTACCAGTATTACTGGGTATACTAGGACCGATAGTGTTAACATCAATACCACTGTTCAGTAATTTTTTGGCGGCTGTAGCTTCTGATTGTTTTTTATAAAATTCTGTATAGGTCTGTAGTATTTTATCGTCCATGATTAGTCCTTGGGATCTACATTGGTTTTAGGCACAGTCAATATGGTCCTATCGTAGGTAGACAGTCCTGTGGTTCTTTGGAATTCGCTGAATTCATCTTTGACCTGAGCTACATATATCTGTTCATCTAATGTCTTGGGCTGCTGTGCAAAATTAGCGCCAGTTCCACCTATACCGCCCCCACTTAGTAAAATTTCTTTCTTCTGTTGATTTCTTATGTTTAATGCAGCTTCAATTGCTTTGCCTGCATAGCCTGCTCCGGCACCCAGACCCAGTAATTTACCAGCCTGTGTGACTGCCTTGCCTATATTAGCTGGTTTGAACAAGGAGCTGGCCCAGCCTCCACTCTGTCCTTTTCCATCATCTACGTTAACAGGACTGTAGCCGTTGCTTTCCTTGATCTTATCTTTGGCTGGTTCGGTCACAGTGGCTTCTAAGACTTTTACTGGCACTGCTTCTTCTTTGGCTGCTACAATAGGAGCGCCTTGTTCATCGGGTCTAGGTTGGCGTGGCTGTTGATCTGGTGCAGGATCATTCTTCATCTGCTGATTACCATGTCCTGAACTGTTCATTGATCCGCTGTGTCCGTACCATGGTTCATGCTCGGGCACTGTATTACAGATGCTTTCGATAATGCCTTGGTTTACTACCAAGATATGAGTTCCTATAGGATCAGCTGGATCTGCTATGGGCCCATTCATATGAATCACTCCAGCTGTTTCATAGTGTCCTATGCCGCTGTTGATATTACTGGTTTCGCCGCTGGTTAATTTATGATTAGTTGCTGCTAGACTATTAAACTCGTTAGCTGATTGAAAATTTATTGATCCACTGTTGGTCTTGACATTAAAACTGACACCGGCTTCCATATTGATATTTTGATTGGCATAGAAGTTAATATTTTTTTCACTGTGTACGTTTACGTCTCCGCTGGCATAAAGATGCACATGTCCATCAGCACTGAGTTCCAGCCAATTTTCTCCGTTTTTACTGATTAGATAGATATGTCCTGCTACATCGTCCATCATGATCTGCGTGCCGTTTCTAGTACGCAGGCGAATCATTCTACTGTTTCCCTGAGCATCACCGTCGTCTAGAACAAATTGATGCTGTCCGGGTGTTAGTAATCCTAGAACTTTACTAGGAGCTTCTCTATGAGCACTGTGACTGGTTAGACCACGTAGACTATCTTCTTCCAGTCCCTGTTTTCTAAGTGCGTTACTGAGAGGTTTATGTTCAACAAATCGATCTAGATCAGTGTCTGGATCTTTTTTATTCTTAGGTGCTGCTGGAAGATTAGGTCCGCTCCATGTATTCTTAGCAGGTATGCCAGGTATACTCACTGTGGTTCCTCTTTGAAACAGGCAGGCAAACCAATAACCTTCGTCTATTTTACCTCCAGCAAAACCTACTAGAACTCTAGCATCAATGTCTGGCGGTATGGCCCAAAAGCCATAACTTTTTATAGTATCTTCGTATTCTGTGACATTGTCACCCTGTTCGAATATGCTGGTAGTTCCAGCAAAAGGGCTGGCATAGCTGACACTGATCCATGTGGATTCGTCCTCAGGTTTGCCACCAAAGTCTTCTATGTAGACCTGTAGTCTTCCCATTCTCTGCGGATCATCATTTCTTTTAACTATACCTATGTATACGCCCGGACTGGCCTGAAGGCCACGTACACCGCTGCTGGTGCCTTGTGCAGCTTCATTGTACTGGTGCGGTACATTTTTCGCACCGTAGGTATTGGCTACTCGACTCATAGACCACTACTCCTTCCCAGCAGACGTTTTTTACGCTGTCTATCTGCCAATTGATTATCTTTTGCTTGTTGTCTTGCCTGATCTTCCTTGTTCTGGGCCTGCTGCTGTGCTTGGGCCTGTTGTTCTAGAACATTTCTCACAGGTTCTTCACCTAAGGTACGATCAACATAATTTTCAAAACTTCCTTCGCCTACTAGGTCTTTTGGTATCAGGTGTGTGGGCACAGTAAGATCTTTTACAGCAGTTAATTTCTGTGTCCAGCGACCATCTTTAAATTCATTTCTCACTGTTTTGACCAGATATATGCCTACGATTTGATCTGTAGTAGTAAAAGACAACATGTCATTTTCTTTTATTATGCTGCTGTCAGGTACTCGACTGAGAAAATAAAATAAAGGACTTCCTTTATAGACCTGTGCAGTTCCATAGGTACCCCATGTTGCTACTCTGGAATTCCAATCGGGATCAATGCCGGGCATTTTAGAATTTACTTCAGATCTAACAGCAGCACCATTCTTGGCAGGCAGTTCAATACTGCTATTAAAGATTTCAGCACCTGCTGCCAGAGCATTGGGCACGCCCAGCCAAAAAGGATCAGCAAATATTTCTAGCTCTAGTTCCATAAGGTCCCGAGGACCGCAGAGGACTTCAAATAATTTTTCCATGAGCAATTCATTTTCAGACCTAGCTAGGTCAACATATTCGCCAATTTGAGTTGATTCCATTCTAGGTCTAAGACTGGGATACTCACCCTGTATATAGTTGTCCAGAATACTTTGAAAAGTATCAGCGTCAATGTCTTCTATATATTTTCCTTTGAGACTTTCTAGCAATTCCTGTCTAGTATTAATTTGGCTCAAAGGTTGACTTCTAGTTTGCGTATCTAGTTCTTGTTGCCGTTGTCTAGCTATTTCAGCATAGTTATCGCTGGTACGTTTAACTGTGATGTAGCGATTTTTGAGGTCTGAATACTTGCTATCGAGCTTGCCGTCGGCGATGGCTTTTTCATATTCAATAACACTTTTGCCTTTATAGCCTGGAGTTTCATCAATAATTCCCCGTAATAGGTTATTATACGACTTGGCATATTCCTGATTTCTCTTTATCTCCCATAGTGCATCTCTTTGATTTTCATCTACATAAGGAGTATTTCTTCGAGAATAATTCTGCTTGTTCATCTGCCCTTCGCCAGTTTCATGCCTATCTGTCCATAGCACAGGAAAACTAGGTAGGTAGTTAAGCTGATTAAAAGTTAAATCAATCTTGAGTATGTCTGTGTTTAGGCCTGTGTACAAATGATAGTACACTTTCTGTAATAGCCCCTGCTGTATATAGTATTTTAATCGAGCTATAGCCTTGTCCTTATTTGCTAAAAGATTAAGAAGATCAATTTCGTCTGGGTAATGATACATATTAGGTTGATCAGCTAGGTATACCAAAAAGATATGTTTAACTGCATATCGTCCACGAATATAGTCAAAGGCCTTGTAAACAGTATGAGTTTCTATTCTAAAAAATTGATACACTTCTTGCAGCATGCCTTGTAGGTTACCTGTATTTTCCTTGCTGGTACCCTGAGCTCCCGGAGTCTGTGGTCTACCTTTTCCTGGCAGTAGATTGCTAACTTCGTTGGTGCTGGTTAATATTCTGTTAATTTGTTGTATCAGAGTCGTTCCAGGCCGCATACTGATGTTCATGATCTTATTGGCTTTGTGTCGAGGAAACAGATTTCTGATATCCCATGCAGTCTGTATACCTGAATCTGCTTTTCCCTTGGTTGTAAAAGTAAATTTTTGTAGCTGTGGCTCCACAATAAAATGAAACTCATCGTGATAGATGTCACTGGCTGCAGGATTACTTCCTCCAGGAGGAGTGGGACTACCTGCCTTCTGTCTAGCTTCGGCTAGTCTAAATTCTCGAACCTCCAATTCTCGTTGTAGCTTTATAAAATATTCTCCAACAGTGCCTGCTTCAATTTTGATAGTTTCTTTAGTAGGCTGTACCATGTCAGTCTGCGTGTGATGAGATGTCGGCACAAATTTTAAATTATATTCAGTACCCTTTTCACTATAAGCTCCTTTGATATCTGTGGTCACAATCATGATAGGCCATATGTACTTGAAAGGTGACGCATCACGTGGAAGATTTTCCGCTAAGAGCTCCATTTCTAAGAGAAATTTAGCGTCAAGATGATTCGAGATTCCCAGTTGATATGCGGCTGCTCGTATCCAATCAAACATGCTCATGCCTAGAGGCTCATAGATTTTTATTTCTCCATTGAAGTTAAAGGCCACTGTGGTAATATTATTAGCCGAAACAATGCTATCCCAAGATACATCTGCAATGATGTAGCGGCCGGTTGTAGCAGTCTCTGCCAAGACCATACCTACTCTAGGATCTAACTTAGATACAGAATTAGGGTGAACCACGGTCAATCTAAAGTAATAATTATCAGCCATTATTGTCTATGAACCTTCTTGAGAAGAATCATGCATTTCATGTCGAGGATTGGTCACTCGTTGAATAAGTCTGTTTGTTGCTTCTGCTGCTGCTGCTCGTGTATCATTGTTTACAGGAGTGGTCTGTTGTGATTTATTACCAGTTGCTACTTTTTGGCCAGTTGCTGTAGTTTTAGTTTTTTCTTCTTCTTTACTGTCTTTGTCTTTCTTTATCTGTGCTTTAAAAAAATCCTCACCTAAACTAGGGTCAACCTTGGCCTGCGATTGCGGAAGACCTTTACCAGGCTCAAAGCCTACGGTTTCGTTAAAAGGACGTCCTGTTGCAGGATTAATACTCTTTGGATCTACATATCCTTCGCTGTTTCCTGGGCTTTTAAGAGAGCTTTTACGAATATCATAATGAAGGTGAGGACCGGTTGTACGATCACCGGTATTACCAGTATATGCTATTTTGTCTCCTGGGTTTATGGTCTGACCTGGACGAACTAATGTACCTTGATTAGCAAGATGCCCGAATGTATGCACATATCCGTTTTCATCTCGAGCCATCACTGCATTGCCATATCCTGTCATCTCCCTCGCTTCGATCACAGTCATTTTTTGATTAGTGTATATAGGAGTTCCAATTGGAGATCCGTAGTCTTCCCCCCTATGAATACTCCATGCGTTATTTATGAACCTTTCTTTATTATAACCACTGGTCATTGCAGCCATTATACATTAGTCCCGAAATTTTCGCCAATTACACCATTGCGTGGTACAAACACAGTCATACCTGATTTAAAATCCCATATAGGATCTGCTATAATATCTGCATTGGCTAAGGCAATGATCCACCACAGTCTACTGGTCTTATACTGCTGATAACTAAAGAGATCGATACGATTTTCACATTCTGGAGGTACTTGAACATATTCTCCCTGACCCAGATCCACACTGGGTATAGTCACAACATCAAGATAAAAATCTTTTTTTCTAGCATTTCTAAGATAGCTTTTTCTATCGTAGAGATTACCTATTGAGCTTCTTGCCATAATTAGACGTATCCTCGACTGGCTAGAGCGCCAGTAGCAAATTTTTCTAAAGTAAATTCCTGAACAGTTCGGTATATATTAGGCTGAACCAGCAGACTTATGTTTATGGTAAACACGCTGGGTAAGAATAACACACTGCCTTCTTGCACTCCGTTAACTACTAGAGGAGGCTGTTCCTCTCTTTGATCATCAGCACCATAATTAGTAGGCACATCCGAACGTCGAACCTGCTGTATGCCAGTGATCAACTTGTTAGTTCTATCATAGATGCCTTTTATATAGTCCACATCTTCAGGAAAAGTCATTGAGAATTTGCTGATAATCACTGGAACGTTGTTAAATACATAGGTTCCATGAGCAAAGAATCTCAGTATCCTTGGAGGCTGTCCACGATCCGGATCAGCTCTACCATAATTCATCTTGGTATAGGTGCGTAGGAATCTTATAGCATATTCACTTAGAGCGAAATGATCAGTGGTATGTGATGAAAATTTAGCCTGTATACCAATGTTAGGATTATCCGTTTTATTATATCCATATGGTTGATAGTTAGTGTGTGTTAGGCTATAGGCTTCGTATTTGACATCATTGCTGTAGTCAATCTGAGGCGTATAGGGAAATATCAACTTGGATAGTCCTGCTACTGGATTTCTTGGTTGTAAGTACACGCTCATGCTAGTATTTATAGTAAAATAATCTATAGTTTTAATGCTTAGAGCTTGATTTATCTAAAGGAATAGTGTAAAATATGTCTATGACAACTACAACCACAGCAAAGCAATACCTAACCAATAAGGAACTGCTCAAAGAGATACACCTTAGTAAGAACAAATACTCCAGTTATGCTCAACCCGAATATTCAGATTATGACATAATTTTACCCAGTTTGACTAAGATTAATATACGAACGGTAGCTGAAGCCAAAAGAACTAGAGCTCTACGAATGAGTCATGCACTCCTGGCGGAAAATCAAAAAATTAATCCTAAAATAAAACTAGCTGATGTTGAAATCGACTATAAAAAGGTAGCCAAAACAGATGTGGTATTCAGGATCATGACTCATGATCATATTCCTCTAGAGCCCGGACGTAAAAAAACTCCTAAAAGACAAGGAGATCATCATACCAAGGTAAACTTTCCCCCATTTCAACATTGGAAGTTTGATTCCAAAGATGAGCTTATATGTGTGGGTAAGAGTCATTGGCAGGGAGATATTACAACAGGCCGATTCAGCTTAGAAGGACAGATGACCACTAAATTAGCTCGCAGTTTTATGATGCTGGTTGAACGCTACAGTATGCGTTTCAATTGGCGAGGCTACACCTACGTAGATGAAATGCGTAGTCAAGCACTATTACAGCTCAGTCAAATTGGACTACAGTTTGATGAAAGTAAAAGTCAAAATCCTTTTGCCTATTATACTGCTGCCATTGACAACAGCTTTACAAGGATATTAAATGTAGAAAAGAAAAATCAAATCATACGAGACGATCTTTTAATTGAGCTAGGCAGTAATCCTAGTTTTACTCGTCAATTTGAACATGAAGCCATGATGCGTGACGAGCGGGAACGCATCGCAAATCTTAAAGTAGAGGACTTTTGATGGAATATCATGAAGAGGTCATTGCTGACATTGACCCAGAAAGTTTGAAAGGTAAAAGTTTACTAATAGCCACACCAATGTATGGAGGTCAATGCTATGCTACCTATATGCAGTCCATGATGAGATTAGGTGTGCTATGTAATAACTTTGGAGTGGAGTTTGATACCTGTCTTGTTGTCAATGAATCCCTGATATCAAGAGCTAGAAATATGTGTGCTAATATATTTCTAGATAGAAAATTTACGCATCTAATGTTTATTGACTCAGACATAGGATTTAATCCCATGGATGTGATCTATCTCCTACACCTTGCCGGCGACAACGATGAACATCATGTCATAGGCGGTGTCTACAGCAAGAAGGAAATACTGTGGGAAAACATATATCAGGCTGTCAAATCTGGCGCTGTTGAAGATTCCAGCATGTTAGAATCCATATCAGGTAATTTTTATTATCCCTTAGCAGATCCCAGTAAGGCCATACAATTGACTGTGCCCTCCCGAGTTCGGGAGTTAACCACTGGATTCATGATGATTACTAGAACATGCTTAGAAAGATTTAAAGAAGCTTATCCAGAATATAACTACATGCTGGAACCAAGAATAGGACAGAATATTCCTATAAAAGGCGAAGTCACACAGTTTTTTCAGTCCGAAATTAGGCCAGACCAGTTTGGTCAACCTAGATATCTTTCTGAAGATTATTGGTTCAGTCATAGAATTGCCGATCTAGGCATGAACATATGGGCTTGTCCATGGATAAGTCTTACACATACAGGTACTCATGACTATAAAGGAGCCATGGCAGACATAATCATTGCCAGCGAAGTCATAGCTCAGAAATTTCAAGAAACCAAAGAAAATGTACCTGAGCCTCTACCCTTGCCAAAAGGATCAAAAGAGTGACTGAACTTTTTAAACGTGCAGCAGTATTCACTGACATACATTTTGGCATGCGTCAAAACAGTCAGGCACACAATCTTGACTGCGAAAATTTTGTTAAATGGTTCTGTGAAACTGCTAATAAACATGACTGTGACACTGCTATCTTCATGGGCGATTGGCATCACCATCGTGCTACTGTAAATGTCAGCACCTTAAACCATACTGTCAATGCAATAGAATATATCAGTAAAAGATTTGAACGTTTCTTTTTTATTCCTGGAAATCATGACCTATATTATAGAGAAAAGCGCGACCTTAATAGCTTGCCATTCATCAGACAACTTAAAAATGTTGTCTTGGTTAACGAAGTCTACAGTGAAGGCGGGGTTAGTCTTGTTCCTTGGCTTGTAGCTGATGAATGGACTGGTATGAAAAGGCTAGACAGTCGTTATGTCTTTGGCCATTTTGAGTTGCCTAATTTTAAAATGAATGCCATGGTGGACATGCCAGATCACGGTGGCTTAAACAGTGAACATTTTCCCAATCAAGAATATGTATTCAGCGGACATTTTCATCTGCGACAGCAGAAAAAAAATGTACACTACATAGGCAATGCCTTTCCTCATAACTATGCAGATGCTTGGGATGACAATAGAGGCATGATGGTACTGGAATGGAACAGCGAACCTAAATATATTGCTTGGCCTGATGCTCCCAGTTTCAAAACAATTAATTTAACTAAATTGATTGAAGATCCAGATCGTTACATGAACAAAAATACATTTCTTCGTGTGACCTGCGATGCTGATATCAGCTTCGAAGAAGCGAACTTTCTCAAAGAAACTTGGCAGGAGAACTATAACCTTAGAGAGCTCAGTTTGATACCAGCCAAACAGGAAGAACACACACAGGATTGGAGTGGAGAGGTACACTTCGAAAGCGTGGATCAAATTGTGGTAAGTCAGCTCAGTTCGATCGAAAGTGATGTAGTAGACAGTCAAGTACTCATTGACATCTATAATAGCTTACATGTATAATACAGACAATGATTAAGATAAAAAATTTAACAGTTCGAAACTTTCTCTCTGTAGGCAATGTTACTCAGGCATTGAGATTTGACCGTTCGGGGTTGACTTTGGTGTTAGGAAACAATCTTGACCTAGGTGGTGATGGCAGTCGTAATGGCACAGGCAAAACTACCATAGTCAACGCACTGAGCTATGTGTTATATGGTAATGCACTTACTAATATTCGCAAAGATAATCTTATCAATAAGACCAACAGTAAAAATATGTTGGTAACCTGTGAGTTTGAATCACAGGGACACAATTATAAGATTGAACGTGGACGAAAACCAAATGTTCTTAAATTTTTAGTGGACAATAGAGAACTGGATCAAAACACCAACGAAGAGCAGCAGGGTGAAAACAAAGAAACACAGGCAGAGATTGAACGACTGCTAGGTATGAGCCATGATATGTTTAAACATATCTGCGCTCTCAATACCTACACTGAACCTTTTTTGTCATTGAAGACCAATGACCAGCGCAGTATCATTGAACAACTTCTTGGTATCACACAGCTCAGTGAAAAAGCAGACCTACTCAAAGAGCTGATTAAGAATACTAAGGATCAGATCAAAGAAGAAGAATTTCGTATAAAGGCAGTAACAGATGCAAACAATAAAATTAAAGGATCTATTGAAGATCTGGAACGTCGTAGTCGTCTTTGGCAGACCAAGCAGAGGGAAGATCTTGAAAAACTTGACGCCCGGATCAACGAACTCCTCAACGTAGACATTCAACAAGAACTGGAAAATCACAAACTACTAGCTAAATGGCAACAGACTGAAAAAGAACTTAAACAGCTCAATAAGGATCTTGCACAGCATCAAAGTGCTTGTAAAAAACTAAACTCCAATATTAAAGATATCAACAGTGCTCTAGCTAAAGCTCAAGATCATAAGTGTCATGCCTGCGGTAATGACATTCATGATGCCAAACAGGCAGAAATGCTCAATGAAATTAATAGTGCTAGACATAGCCTAGAAGCAGAACTGGCTCATGAAGAACTGGCACTATTACGTATTGAACAAAAAATTTCGCAGATAGGACCTTTAGGATCAAGTCCACGAGTCAGGTACACTGATATAGATGACGCTGTCAATCACAAAACCACACTGGAATCTTCCCAGGACCAATACGAACGACGAGCACTTGATCTAGATCCCTATGTAGAACAGATTGAAAGTTTAAGGACTACTGCACTCGAAGAAATTAATTTCGATAACATAAACACCTTGACCAAACTCAATGAACATCAAGAGTTTTTACTCAAACTTCTAACAGGCAAGGATAGTTTTATTCGAAAACGCATTATCGAACAAAATCTCAGCTATCTTAACCATAGGTTGGCCTATTATTTAGAAAAGCTGGCTCTGCCGCATGACGTCAAGTTTCGCAGTGATCTTGAAGTAGATATTACCCAACTGGGACAAGAGTTTGATTTTGATAACCTTAGTAGAGGAGAACGTAATAGACTGATACTAGGACTGAGCTGGGCATTCAGAGATGTCTATGAAAGTCTTAACAAGCCTATAAACATCTTGTTCATCGACGAAATGATAGACAGTGGTATGGATGCCAATGGTGTTGACAATGCACTAGGGCTCTTAAAAATCAAGGCTAGAGAAAGCCGCAAGAATATCTTCCTGATCAGTCACAGGGATGAACTAATCGGACGAGTAAACAGCATACTTCAAGTGGTTAAAGAAAATGGCTTTACAACCTTTAGTACAGAATAAGAGTTTTCATATTAAATAGACTTAGATATTATTCAATGAGGACATTGAATAAAACTGACAAAATTATGGACATTGAAACCAAGATACTAGATCTTCTAGTAGAAGAAACAGGAAAAACAGTAGAAGAAATTAAGACATCAACTACTTGGCAAGATTTGGACATGGACAGTCTGCTAACCATGGAAATAATTCTTAAGGTAGAAGACATATTTGATGTGACCGTAGATGAAAAACATGTTGAATTTATTAAAAATTATAACGATTTGGCAGCATATTTGAAAGAAAAACTATGACAGAACAAACACCAGTAAACACACAAGAAGAGCTAGTTAAACAGTTCCAGATCTATATCGAAGAAAATCAAAAATTTACCGATAAAAAAGTAAAAGCAGCAGCGGGTAGAGCTCGTAAAGCACTACAGGAAGTTGCCAAATTAGTAAAAGCTCGTCGTAAAGAGATCACTGAAGAAAAGGCAGCTATGTCAGTTAAATGACATGGTTGTATGAAGGTTCAGAAGTAAATACATTGCCTGAAGACTGTGTTGGCTATGTCTATTGCATAACTAATACAGCAACAGGTCGTAAGTACATAGGCAAAAAACTAGCAAAATTCTCTAAAACAACATATCGCACAATTAAACTCAAAAACGGCTCAAAGAAACGCAAAAAAATCCGCAGCAAAATAGACAGCGACTGGCAACTATATTGGGGCAGTAACGAACAACTCAAGGCAGACGTACTAGAATTAGGCTCCGACAAATTCATCCGTGAAATACTATACTATTGTACCAGCAAGGCAGCATGTTCATATCTTGAAGCAAAAGAACAATTCACTAGGCGTGTTTTAGAAACAGACGAATACTATAACAACATTATTAATCTACGAGTTCATGGCTCACATATTCTGGGCAAAATCTAGGTCCAAGCTCTACTGATAACAAAAGCCCGCACCGGCAAGTTGACAATGGTGCCCGAATCCCTGGTGATGTCGCGGGGTAGGAAATTCCGAGCAGTAGCGGAGACATGATTGCCACTACCCTGATGACGTCAGGATGAAGCACT